CTGGTCGACTGCTAAAGCCAAAGCAGGAATCAAAGTTTCTATTAAGCCCAGCAAAACAGCGTTTATGTCTATTGTGCAAAAAGACCCCTGGGGCAGTATTTTTGACATTGCGGGCCGTAGCAATTCAAGCAACCTGTCTGCGCAGTTGGACAAGTACGGGCGGGCGTCCCGCAGTATGTGGCCCGCTGCTTTAGCCAATCAAGACGTTGTCACAAGGAACCTTGCCGAACTGGTTGAAACCGTCGCACAAGAAACAAACAAACGACTAAGGTACTAGCCATGGCTGGTATAACAATCCCACTTATCACCGAATTCAAAGATGTCGGTATTAAGCAGGCGATGAAAGAATTTGGCGAACTTGAAACAGCAGGCGAGAAAGCGCAATTTGCTATTAAGAAAGCCGCTGTACCTGCAGCTGCCGCCCTAGGTGCTGTTGTCGCTGTTATTGGTGCGTCAGTTAAAGCCGCCATCGAAGACGAAGCCGCACAAGCCAGCCTGGCACGCCAAATAGAATCGTCTACAGGCGCTACCGCTAAACAGATTGAAGGCGTCGAGCAGTACATTTCTAGCCTAGGTAGGTCTGTCGCTGTATCGGATGACCAGGCACGCCCAGCGTTTCAAGCGTTGGTTGTCGCCACTAAAGATTTAACTATTGCCCAGGACCTTATGAACCTTGCCATAGACGTTTCGGCGGCGACAGGTAAAGACTTGACGTCTGTAACGGACGCCCTGGCTAAAGCGTATGCAGGCAACATGCGTGGACTTCAAACCCTGTCCCCTGAACTTAAACTGATGATTAAAGACGGCGCAGACCTGACCGAAGTAATGGGTGTGCTTAACACTAACTTTGGTGGCGCTGGCGAAGCTGCCGCCAATACTGCTGCAGGCGGTATGAAAAAGTTAGGTATCGCTTTTGGTGAAACAAAAGAATCCATCGGCACAGCGTTCCTACCTATCTTTGAAAAACTGTTGCCCGTTGTCGAAAAGTTTGCTGCATGGGCTGAACGAAACCCAACCCTTTTGGCGGCTGTCACCGCTGCTATAGGCATTTTGGCTATCAGTATCCTTGCCGTTAATGCCGCCATGATGTTAAACCCTGCTATCGCTGTCACCGCTGCCATAGTGGCTTTAGGTGTCGCCATTGTTGTCGCCTACAAAAAGTTTGAAGGATTCCGCAACGTAGTCGACACAGTTTTTAACGCTGTCAAAGCCGCTATTAACTTTGGTATTGACGGGATTAAAGCGTATGTTGCCTATGTCAAATTTGCTTTAGGTGTCGCTACTGACGTTTTCCAATTCTTTAGAAACGACGTGTGGGGCATCATCAAACAAATTGTTACAGGCGTCAAAAGTATCATGGAAGGCGTCGTCAACGCTTTGATAGCACCGTTCAAAGCAGCGTTTAACGGTATCGCTAGGGCGTGGAATAACACGATAGGCAAGTTCAGTTTCACGGTCCCTAGTTGGGTTCCTGGTATCGGCGGCAGCGGTTTCAGTATGCCAGACATCCCGTATTTGGCTGACGGCGGAATTGTGACAGGGCCTACCTTGGCGATGATTGGCGAAAAAGGACCAGAAGCTGTCATACCGCTGTCGGGCCGTAACGCTGGTGCTGGTGGCACTACTTATGTCACGATTAACACGGGTGCAGACCCGCAGGCTGTCGTCAGGGCGCTACAGAATTACAACCGCACTATTGGGGCTGTACCGCTAAACACACGGGCCTTCTAATGCCGCAAACTTGGACGTTTACAAACGAAACGACAACCGTAGATTTTACTGACGAAGTACAGTCAGCAAATGTTGTCAAAGGTCGAGCGACACAAGACGACCAGTACGCACCAGGCGGCTTGACGTTTACTATCCGCAACCAGTCGGACCAGGCGTCAGGGTTTACTTTAAACGACAAAATAGAACTGTCAACCAGCGGTTTTTCTCAATTCTTTTGGGTTAAAGAAATATTGTTTAACGACACTTCAGGCAAAGCGTTAGCGTCAACGGCAACCATTTTATGTAACGACCTGTTGGGCCTGATGGGCCGTATCAACGTCATTGACGACGCTTTGACACAAGCTGCAACCCTAAGTCAGATATACACAGAATTTAACAGCCTGCTACCGTCAGGGTCCGATTTTGTTTTGTCCGGCAACGGCGACAGTATCGCTATCGGTGACACCTATACAGGGTCAATACTTAACAGGCTAAACGAAAACCTTGTCACAGAACAGGGTTGGCTAGGTTTGTCGGGCGGCGACTGTGGCCTTATTTCACGGTCATTTATTAGCGACCTTTTGCCGCCTGTTATTACTTTTGCCCGTGAATCGTCTGGCAGTTACCAGTTTGGGTATAGCAATATTGAGCGCATACAGTTAGGCGTAAATTTTGTTAACAAGTCAACGGTTATTCCACCTGTTGCAGTTGCACAAACCGCAACCAACACCGACAGCGTTGCTTTATACACCGTCTACGGTCAAACTGTGGCGACCGTTGATTACAGCGCCCCACAGGCTTTAGGGTTAGCTAACTGGATTAGTAACAGTCGGTCAGACCCAGCTATTTTGCAGTTTGTTATTACCTTGGACGATTTAAGCCAAAACTTATTGCAACTAATGGTTTCTATTGAGGACCAACTTCCGGTAGTTAATGTCAAATTTCGGATACCTGGCGACGTCACAGACACGGAAAGCCTGCAAATTGTGCAGGGCCTACAGTTTCAGATAACTAACGTAGGCACTTTTTATACCCTGACAACCAGCCCGTACAGTTACTACGCTTTTGAAGTCATATACAATGACCCTAATTTTGTGTACGATGGAAACACTAACTACGAAGGAAGTAACTGGTGACAACAGCATTTCCAGGGGCGATAGACGCCTTTACCAACCCTACGGCAAGCGACCCGCTAGACAGCGTGACAGTCCCGCACGCTTCACAGCACGCCAACATTAACGACGCTGTCGAAGCCATAGAAACCGCCATTGGCACTACCGCCGCACCTGTCCTAGCGCCACTTGCCAGCCCTACTTTTACTGGTACGCCTGCAGCACCTACGGCAGCTGCTGGCACTAACACCACACAGCTGGCGACTACAGCGTTTGTGCTTGCCAATAATTTTCCCGTTTTGGGTTTAACCGCTGGTCAATATTATTCGCCTTTAAGAGTTTCAGCGCCTAACACAACTGCAGTATTTCAAACTACTTACTATGTGCCCATAGCATTTTTTACAACGGATACTTTTGACCGTATATCTATTATTACTAGTGCTGCTTATGTTGGCACTGGTGCAGTCCGTTTAGGCATTTACAATAACGACAGTGCAACAGGTAAACCTTCTACAGTTTTGCTTGACGCTGGCACAGTAGCGACAACAGCTGCAAGCACAAACTATGAAATAACTATTTCGCAATCCTTGACGGCTGGTTATTATTGGCTAGCGTTTAATATGCAAACCGCAGCGGCTACGCCAACTTTTCCATTTGTATTTACAGCCCAAAGCACCTTGTATTCAGTTTCTACAACTGGTGTCACTGTAAACGCAGGCATTTGGACACAGACAGGCGTAAGCGGCGCTTTTGCTACAGCAGGAACCTTAGTTGCGTCCTCAAGTGGTGGAGCTGTAGCGTTAAGGGCATCATGAAAACCGTTACTTACGGCCCTGGCGGTTACGACGAAACGAAACCTAACAATAATATTGTTGAGGAATACGACGACGGCATAGAACCTGAACCTGAAACAGACCCTGAATCGTGAATATCAGGTACTGATGAAAGCCCTTATTGCCGCCGCTTTATTGGCTGTCGCCCTAATGTTTGTGGTGACAAGCTGCAACGATAGAACCCGTGAAACCTGTCAAGAAAAACCTACAGCGTCAAGGTGTAACCCGTGAAAAAATATAGCAATAGCGAAATTAAAGCCCGCCTAATCCTTATCGTAGGTATTGCTTTAGCGTTAGCGTTCCTAGGGTCAACAGGCGCCCTACTGTACGGCCTGCTATTTGTCGTACAGCCATTAAGCGTTTCGCCCAATGACGAATCAGCTTGGGCTTTACTGTCGCCAATGATGCTGTTCCTAACGGGCGCCCTATCTGGAATCCTTGCCAGCAACGGCCTTAAAGACAAAGGGCAAGGCGATGACCAGTAGGCCCTATACCGGCACGAAAGACGCCGTACACGAAAAGCCCCGTGAGGGAACTAAAGAGTTTGTTGAGTACTGCAAATTTCTATTTGGCGTCAAATCTTTAGGCATTTTTGCTAACCGCAATATCAACGGTTCAGGCATGGCTAACCCGCCTAAGTCTGTGCATGCGACCTGGCGGGCGGTTGACCTTGGCGGCGACGCTAAACAGCGGTACGCCTTATGCGACTTCCTATACACCCACCGTGACATTTTAGGCGTCGAGGAAATACACGACTACAGCAACGCCTACAAACCGTCAAAGTTTGGTTGGGGCGCTGGCTACCGTTGCGACAGGGACGCATGGAAAATATACGAAAAGAACACGATTGGCAGCAAAAACGGTCAATGGGTCCACGTCGAAATAAGCCCGCTACTAGCTGACCATCCCGACATTGTCGCCCACGCCTTCAAAACCATCTTTAAGGGTGCTTGACTTCATCGCACCGAATCGGTAGACATATCCCGACCTTACCCCGACTAAAGGACACAAAATGAATGTGAAACGTTTTCTAGGTTTAGCCTTATTTACTTGGCTTATGTGCTGGGTTGTGGCGACAGGCTTTGGGCCTGACCCTGTCAAGTTGTCGCCTGTTGTGCAGACCAGCCCTCGAATCACCGTACAGATGGTGCAACCCAGTAAGGTTGTCGGTCAGCTGTATCCGCCACTAACGACAACCGTTGCAGACGAATACGACACGGTTCCGTATTATGAGGAAGATATTATTGCTGAGGAATTGCGCGAATTGCCGTGCGCCCAATGGTTTAGTACAGCGTTAAACGCTGGGTGGCCCAATGACGTTAAGACGCTTAAAACGCTGTCTAAGATTATGTGGCGTGAAAGTCGCTGTGAACCTACAGCGTGCAGCACAAGCGATTCTGGACGCCAATGCAGGGACTACGGGCTTATTCAAGGGAACTGGTCTGCACACCATGTTTGGTGGGAACAGATGGGCTTAACGCCTACCGATATGTTTGACCCGTACACAAACCTGCATTGGGCTTGGCTGTTGTATTCGGGCCGTGAAGCCAAAGGGCAATGCGGTTGGCAACCCTGGCGTTTGTGCTAACGCCATGTTTGATGTTGACCGCCCCGACTGGCAACAATACGCAAACTGCCGTGGATTACAAACCAACCTATTTTTCCCTACTGACGGCACAGAATCGGCTTTAGCCCGCAAAATGATTAAACCGTTTTGTGATACCTGTCCGGTATTCCGACAATGCCTAGATTTCGCTATGTCGTTCCCCGACAAGGCTTTACAAGGCTTATGGGCAAACACCACGGAAGGCGACAGGCGACGTATGCGCTACGGCGGTACACCCAGTATGTATAGTGAAATTATCCCGACAACCGAAAGGTCCCGACAATGAATAACCAACTGCAAGAATTATCCGCTGCTATCGCTAAAGCAGATATTGCCATGAAAGCGGCAGCCTGGCAGATAGAACAAATGCGGTCCGACATTGACCAAATGCGCAAATGCCTATTTGAACTGGCGTACACAGCCGAGGAACACGGCATAAACCTTGTGAACCTGACTAAGACTTCGCAGGACACCATCGTTGCTATGCGTCTGGGCGGTTTCAAATGAACTTAGGCGACTATGTAGATGTCCCTACACGATTCCGTTTAGCCCTCGACAAATGGCCCGAACTACGGGTGGTTGAGGAACCAGCCAAAGTGATAGCGATAGGCGACAAAACGTTTATTAGCGTCACCATGACTGTCTATCGTGACCCGTCCGACCCGTTGCCCGCAGTCGCTACCTGCTGGGAATTATTCCCTGGGCGCACGCCTTTTAATTTGAATTCCGAACAACAAAATGCGTCAACTTCATGTTTGGGGCGTGTGTTGGGCATGATGATTCCGTTTGGTAAAATGGCTTCGTTTGAGGAAGTCCAAAACCGCCAAAACGATACGCCTACTGTGTCGCCTAGTCGAGGGACGCAAACCAAAGCAACACCCGTTGACGGTGACAAACCGTGGCCCGTCAGTAAAAGCCAACTGCAGAACCTGTCCGCTATTGGCTATACAGGTCCGGTGCCTGCCGATTGGAAAGAAGCCAACGCAATCATTAAACAGATGGGCAAAAACTGATGCAACTGTTTGACATGGACAACTACCCAAAACTAAGGTATTACATTGAAATAATTGTGACACCTGCGCTTGTGGCCCGCTTTGAATCTAGAGTTGTTCGTGATGACTGTATGCCTGACGGCTGCCACATTTGGACAGGCAGTAACGACCGTAAAGGTTATG